TACAATTACGCAATCGTTTCCTTCAACAATGTGAGCACTAAAGCGCTCACATCCGTTGGTTAAGAAGGGGTAGGGAATCATGGCTGTTAATCTTTCTGCCATTAAGGACCTTCTCCTCCCCGGTCTCCGGGGCGTTGAAGGCAAGTACGAGATGATCCCGTCGCAGTACGACAAGATCTTCACGAAGCACGACTCGAAGATGGCCCTCGAGCGCACCGCCGAAATGCGGTACCTCGGTCTCGCGCAGTTGAAGACTGAAGGCGGCCAGACCGCTTTCGACAACGGCGCTGGCGAGCGGTTCATCTACAACCAGGAGCACACGGAAATCGGCCTCGGGTACGCTATCACCCGCAAGGCGATTGACGACAACCTGTACAAGACTCAGTTCGCTCCCTCGAACCTCGGCCTGATGGAATCTTTCGCTCAGACCAAGGAAATCTACGGCGCGAACGTGCTGAACACGGCGACGACCTACAATTCTTCCGTTGGCGGCGATGGTGTGGCTCTTTGCTCCACTGCTCACCCGATTGACGGCGGCACTGTTTCGAACACGCCGGCTATCCAGGCTGACTTGAACGAAGCGACTCTCCTCAACGGCATGATCCAGGTTCGTACGAACTTCAAAGATCAGGCTGGTTTGAAGGTGTTTGCTCGTGCGCGTAAGCTGGTTGTTCCGCCGCAGCTTGAGCCGGTTGCGATCCGTTTGACGAAGACGGAACTGCGCCCAGGTACGGCAGACAACGACGTCAACGCCATCATGATGACCTCGGGTGGCTTGCCTGAGTCGTACATGACCAACGACTTCTTGACCTCGCCTTATGCTTGGTTCCTGCTCACGAACATTGACGGTCTCTCGTACATGGAGCGCGTTAAGTTCGAGACGGACATGCAGGTCGATTTCGTCACGGACAACTTGCTGGTTAAGGGCTACGAACGGTACTCCTTCGGGTACTACAACTGGCGTTCGATCTTCGGGTCGTTCCCCACTTCTTAAGGAGCTAAAAATGGGTATTACTCATCTCAGCGGCCTTGAGGTTGCGGGCGTCCCCACGATGGGGATGTCCGGTATTCCGATCACCAACGGCAGTGTCTTTTTCGTTGACGCCGTCAACGGAAATGATTCGAACACTGGCGCTGCTGATAGTCCGCTTCAGACGATCTACGGTGCTTACGCACAGATGACCGATGGCGCTAACGACGTTGCCGTGATTGTTGGCGATGGCAGCACTGCGGCTACGCAGCGTTTGTCTCTCGCCAATGCTCAGGCGATTGATCCGACTGCGACCACTGGTACTTTGACGTGGGCTAAAGACGCTTGCCACATCATTGGCATGACTGCTCCGACTGTGGTTAATCCTCGCGCTCGTTTTGCTCCGCCGACTGGCGTCTACACCCAGGCGACGTTCAATTCGGGCAACTTCATCGTGGTGACTGCTTCGGGTTGCATCTTCTCTAACATCTCTGTCTTCAACGGCTTCTCGACTGGCGGTAACAATCAGATCGCGTGGACGGATAGCGGTGGTCGCAATTACTACAACAACGTGAGCTTTGGTGGTGCGGGTGATGCCGCTTCTGCCCAGAGCACTTCGAGCTTGTCGCTCCTCGTTACGGGAACGTCTGGCGAGAACACGTTCGTCAATTGCGAATTTGGTCTCGACACTGTTACTCGTACGGTTGCCAATTCGACTGTGAGGTTTGCCGATGGCTCGCCTCGCAACGTCTTCACGGGTTGCAACTTTGCTTTCCAAACGAGTTCCGCCACGACCCTTGGTATTTTGGTCTCGGCGGCCTCGGGCATTGATCGTTGGCAGAAGTTTGATCGCTGCACGTTTATCAACAACGTGCAATCTGGCTCTACCACGATGTCTGGCCTCGCTACGCTCCCGGCTTCCGCTGGCGGCCTTCTGCTCATGAAGGACTGCACGCTTGTTGGGATCACCGAGTTCGGCACCGATGCAACCAGTCGCGGTCAAATCTATGTCGATGGTGCGGCTCCGACTGCCGGCACCAGCGGCATTGCTGTCAATCCGACCTAATAGGAGGGTCATATGAAGAGCACTCGTAAGGGTAAAGCCAACGGCGGCGCGATGGAATCGCCCGCTTCTGGTACTCGCGACTATAAAAAAGACGATAAGCCTAACTTGCGTTACACCTACCAGTCGAACGTGAACGACGAAGCTGAAGAGCGTAAGCACGGCGGCATGGTTAAGGGCAAGATGGCCATGGTCAAGGGCAAGATGTCCAAGGCCAATGCCAGCCGCATGCCGCGCAAGTCGGGTGGTCGTGCGGGTTCCAACATGAACCCGCTGTCGTCCGCTCATGCCGGTACTGCGCCCAAAGGGCGTATGATCGAAATGAACGACTAATGGTTGAACGGGGGCTTCGGCCCCCGTTTCTCCTTTGGAGGCTTAGATGGCTGGTGCTTGGACGCGCAAAGAGGGCAAAAGCCCACAGGGTGGCCTAAACGAAAAGGGCCGCGCATCTCTTCGTGCTGAAGGTCAAAATATTAAACGCCCCGTAACTGCCAGCGAAGCGGCGAGTAGCCCGGCGGCAGCGCAGCGGCGAGATAATTTCCGCAGCCGCATGTGCGGGATGAAAGAAAAGCTGACTTCTGCTAAAACTGCCCATGATCCGAATAGCCGCATCAATCTTGCGCTGAAGCGTTGGGACGTCAAATGTTAACCCGCCTGCACATTGACTGAAGCGTTGGCGCTCTTCATGTGCAGAAAATATTAAGGAGCTATCATGATCCCAATCGTAATCACCGCCGGCCCGTTTACTGCGGCCAGCGCCACTAACATCCGCACGGCGTCTGCCGCCCCTATCGGTGCTCTTACGCTAAATGGCAGCTTGGTCTCTGGGGGCATTGCTACGCTCGACACGACTCGCCGTATTTTGCTTACTTTTGCCGGTGATGGCACTGGCAAAAATTACACGGTTGTCGGAACGAACGCTAACGGAGACACGATCACTGAAGTTATAGCAGGCGCTAATACAACCACTGTGTCTTCTGTTCTGGACTACGAAACGATCATCTCGGTCACGGCAAGCGCGTCCTTGGCCAGCAATCTTTCGATTGGCACGACCACAGTTGGCGGATCCAGATGGGTCCGTCTGGACAATGAATGGGCTCTGCCGAACTTGTCTGTTCAAGCCATTGTCTCTGGCACGATCAATTACACTGTTCTGATGAGCTATGACGATCCCAACTCGCCGACCAACCCGGTCGCCGCTGCGGATATGACTTGGTCTACGTTGGTTGCTGCTGCCGCTGCGACTGCCATCACTCAGTTTGCTTTCGCTCCGACCTGGGTCCGCGTTCAAGTCAACAGCTTCACTGCCGGTGCCGGAGATGTCACGACGACGCTCGCTCAGACCGGTGTGGTGCCTCAGTAAATGACCACCAGCGGGACGTATGCTTTCAATCCTTCGTTAGGCGAATTGACGCTCTATGCGTTCAATCTTTGCGGTATTCGCAATACGTCTATCGTTCAAGAGCATATGACCAGCGCACGCATGGCGACGAACTTGATGTGCGCTAGGTGGAGCAACCAGGGCGTCAATCTTTGGAAGGTTGATCTGGTCTCCACCGCGTTGGTTACTGGGCAAAGCACCTACAACGTCGGCACCAACACGGTGATGATGCTAGATGCGTACATTAGCAACGATAACTCTGGCGCGAGTATTGACAGAATCATTCTTCCGATAAGCCGCACGGAATACGCCAGCTATCCGAACAAGGAACAGCAGGGCTTTCCGACTGTTTACTGGTTTGATCGTCTTCTGTCGCCGACTGTCACGCTCTGGCCGGTGCCTAATGTTGATAACGGGCCGCAGACTCTGAATTACTACCGAGTGATCCAGATTCAGGATTCCAACTTCGTCAGCGGGCAGACGGTAGACATCCCATTTTTGTGGCTTGAGGCGTTTGCGTTTGGTTTGGCGCAGCGTCTGGCCATGGTCTGGTCACCTGACAAACTACCTTTGCTCAAGCCGCTTGCTGATGAAGCGTATGAGATCGCCGCGAGTCAGAATGTTGAACAGGCGCAGCAGTACATTTCTCCGCAAATCGCTGGATATTTCCGTCCTTAAGGGTGTTAGCCGATGGCATATGCCTCTCGATCTGGACGGGCTAGAACTAGCGCAAGTAGTCCGCAGGCATTTGCAGTCTGCGACCGCTGCGGCATTTGGTACAACCACGTCAATCTGCGTTGGCAGTTTGACTATCGCGGCACAACGCTGCAAAACATTCGGATTTTAGTCTGCAACACTTGCTATGACACGCCGCAATCGCAGCTTCGTGCAATTGTTTTGCCGGCGGATCCTGTGCCGATCATCAATCCGCGTGTTGAGTCTTACGCTTCTAACTCGACAGATCGTCGTCAGGTGTCAGGTTACAACACGACAAATGTGACGACAGGCATTCCTGTTCCGAAGGGCGACACTCGCGTCACCACCTTAAATAGCACGGCGACTGCTAACCCTCGCGTAACGCAAGAAACCGGCGAGCCACCGGGCGGTAAGAACCAGCTTCCAGGCACCGATCCGAATGCTGTCACTTACAAGAACGTCGTCAATGTTTCGAACAACGGCTCTGGCCTGATTCGGATCACCGTCACCGTCACGTCTGGCATGATCACCAATCAGCGGGTCATCATTAAAGACGTTGTTGGCGCTACTGCGGCAAATGGCACTTGGGTGATTACTGTCATCGACAAAACCCATTTTGATCTTCAGGGCTCCACGTTTGCTGGGACTTACACATCCGGTGGATATGTTATAAACAACCCCAGCTTGCCCTATGGATTTGATGAAATTCCCAAGACAGGACCACTCTAATGGCTAATGTTCAAATCCCGAATTTGCCTGCCGCCACTTCGCTTAGTGGCACGGAGCAAGTAGAAATTGTTCAGTCCGGCACATCTCGTCGTGCGACGACGCAGCAGATTGCCGATCTAAAAGGAATTGGCCCGACTGGCGCGACTGGCGCAGGCGGCCCAACGGGCCCCACAGGTCCGACTGGCCCAACCGGCCCAACCGGCCCGACAGGTTCCGCTTCCACCGTTGCTGGCCCGACCGGTCCAACCGGCCCGACCGGTCCCACGGGTCCGACCGGTCCAACTGGTCCGACCGGCACAGCGGGCGGCACTGGCCCAACCGGGCCCACGGGTCCGACTGGCTCCGCGTCTAGCGTGGCCGGACCCACGGGTCCGACAGGGCCGACTGGTCCCACGGGTGCCGCGTCTAGCGTGGCTGGTCCGACAGGTCCGACAGGGCCGACTGGTCCCACGGGTCCGACAGGGCCGACCGGTCCCACTGGTGCCGCCTCAAGCGTGGCTGGTCCGACAGGCCCCACAGGTCCCACGGGTCCCACAGGGGCATCGTCTAGCGTTGCTGGCCCAACTGGTCCTACTGGTCCCACTGGTCCCACAGGCGATGCTTCTACGGTTGCGGGCCCCACTGGTCCGACCGGCCCTACAGGCCCAACGGGCCCCACAGGCGCGTCGTCTAGCGTGGCCGGGCCTACCGGCCCCACAGGTCCCACAGGTCCCACAGGGCCCACAGGCGCTGCTTCTAGCGTTGCAGGCCCGACTGGTCCCACGGGTCCCACAGGCCCCACAGGCGCTGCTTCTAGTGTAGCGGGCCCCACAGGGCCCACTGGTCCCACAGGGCCCACAGGCGCTGATTCTAGCGTTGCAGGCCCGACTGGTCCCACAGGTCCCACCGGACCGACTGGTCCGACGGGTGCTGCTTCCAGCGTGGCCGGGCCCACTGGTCCGACTGGTCCGACTGGCCCCACAGGTGCATCGTCTAGCGTAGCGGGTCCGACTGGTCCAACCGGACCCACAGGCACGGCGGGCGATGCCGGTCCCACTGGTCCCACTGGTCCGACTGGCACAGCGGGTGGAGCGGGCCCGACTGGCCCAACTGGTCCTACGGGCCCCACAGGTTCTGCGTCTAGCGTTGCAGGCCCGACCGGCCCGACCGGTCCGACTGGTCCCACTGGCACGGCTGGCGGAACTGGTCCCACAGGTCCGACTGGTCCCACTGGCACGGCTGGCGGAACTGGTCCCACAGGTCCGACTGGTCCGACTGGACCGACAGGTACGGCTGGTGGAACCGGCCCCACGGGTCCCACGGGTCCCACAGGTACGGCTGGCGGAACCGGCCCCACGGGCCCCACAGGTCCCACGGGCCCGACCGGGGCGCAATTAAGTACGATTCCTGAAAACGCAAAGGTTAGCGGTTACACTCTGATCATTGGCGATGTCGGCAAATACATCAGCATCACAACCGGCGGCGTGACGGTACCCGCCAGTGTTTTCTCTGCTGGAGATCCGGTTTCGATTTATAATAATTCAGGCAGTGCTCAAACGATCACGCAAGGCGCTAGCGTGACCATGTATCTTGCTGGAACGGCGACAACTGGAAATCGCACACTTGCTCAACGTGGCATTGTTACTGTTCTATGTGTTGGCACTAATACATTTGTAATTAACGGCGGCGGATTAACATGACCATTCAGCAAATGATGCTTGCCGGGAGTGGACTGCTTGAGTTCAACGTCACGATTGCATCAAATACAACCAACTATAACCTGCTGACTGTTCTGCAAGCCGCTCCATTCAATTGGAACAATGTAAATCCCGCCAGGGTTACGGTGACCATCAACTCTGCGGTTCAGGTGACGTCTACGTCAACTGCCACACCGGCTTTTACCACCGGTTCGTTTGTGGCAAATTCACTGCTCTATATTATCAACAATGGCTCCATCAAGGGTAAGGGCGGCGCTGCGGGTAATGGTGGTGCGGTTGTTAATAACAGTAGTGAAGATCCCGGCACGCCCGGCGCTGCTGGCGGCACTGCTCTCAGTATTGCGTCTTCGTTATCAGGCAAAGTAACGATCACCAATGGTAGCGGTGAAATCTTTGGCG